TGCAACGCCTTTAGTGATGCACAACACGGAGCGGTTGAATCAAGATGGACTGCTGAAGAATACTTTGAAGAAACCTTTAACACCAAAGAGAAATGAGTTATGTAATTATCTACGACAGATTCCTTGATGATGCCACCTGGCTACTTAATGCTCGTAGGACATTTAAAGAAAAAAGAGATGCGCTGATCTTCGCAAGGGATTGCGAGAGTTCAGCCTATACCATTAACGTCAAAATGTATGAGCTATGACTATTGAAACCTTTAAGTACATAGGTAGCGTACACCTGCTACCTCACATCTCCATCACCTACGACTCCCTCATCTGCGATGGGTGCATCAGCATCGGATGGTTATGGTGGGGCGTTAGCTTTATAAGTAAGGACGGCCTACACTTATGAAGAAGCATACCAAAGTATATTTGCAAGGGATGGGGTATGACGTTACCGATTGGATTCCTTGCGAGGTATGCAACAAACAGGCGGTGGATATTCACCATATCGAAGCCAGAGGGATGGGAGGAAGTAACGAGCGAGATACGATTGAAAACCTAATGGCTCTATGTAGAGAATGTCACCAAAAATTTGGAGATATCAAGCACCACAAAGAGTGGTTGCAAGACATCCACGAAAGAAAGTTATTTAAGAGATGAAAGTAGATATCAAAAAGGTTATACCTAACCCCAGCAACCCACGCATCATCAAGGATGATAAGTTCAAGAAGCTGGTGAACTCCATTAAGGAGTTCCCACAAATGCTGGAGCTACGCCCTATTGTAGTGGATAGCAATATGGTAGTGCTTGGGGGTAATATGCGCCTCAAGGCTTGTCAAGCTGCTGGACTGCAAGAGGTGGATATCCTAATTGCCGACCAACTAACGGAGGAACAGAAAGCCGAGTTTATCATCAAGGATAATGTAGGCTTCGGTGAATGGGATTGGGACTTACTCGCGAATGAATGGGATGTGGAGGCGTTAACGGAATGGGGATTGGAATTGCCTTTTGATACTACGCCCGTATTGGAAGCAGAGGAGGATGACTATGAAATGCCGAGCGAGATACAAACCAATATCGTACTTGGTGATTTAATAGAGATAGGCCAACACCGACTGCTATGTGGGGATTCTACCGATAGTGAGCAAGTGTTTAACTTATTAGCGGGAGAACAAGTGGAATTGTTATTTACCGACCCACCCTACAATGTTTCATTCAACGGGCGTAGCGGTAAGCACGATGTAATCTTAAATGACAAACTTTCGGATTCTGACTTTTCTGATTTTATAAATGGCTTCATAGCCATCGTACACATTCTTGCACCAAAGAACTATTACATTTGGTGTAATTGGAATTTCTACGGAATACTGCAAGGACAACTTGACTATAAGGCTTGTATTGTTTGGGCTAAAAATGTATTCGGTCTCGGCAAAGGATACCGACATCAACACGAATTTTGTTTGTTTAATGGTCAAATAGATGATAACATTAAAAACGAATCGGATTTGTGGATGGCAAAGAAGGACACAAATTATATGCATCCAACACAAAAGCCTATTGAATTAGCCTCTCGTGCATTAAAAAACCATAAAAACATAAAAAGCGTTGTGGATTTATTTTGCGGAAGCGGCTCTACTATGGTAGCAGCACACCAATTGAATCGCAAGTGCTATGGTATGGAACTTGACCCCAAGTATTGCCAAGTGATTGTAGACCGAATGCAGAAGCTTGACCCATCGCTTGAAATCAAAATAAACGGAAAGCCGTATGGACAAAACTGAACAACATAAAAAGGCAATGCTGGACGCTTTGGAGAAATCATTGGGCGTTGTAACGGCTGCTTGTAAGGCGGTAGGTATAGGGCGTACTACGCACTACCTATGGATGCAAGATGACCCCGAATACAAAAAGGCGGTGGATGACCTTTCCGATGTTGCTATTGACTTCGCAGAGAGCCAACTGCATAAGCAGATAAAAGACGGCAACTCTACGGCTACGATCTTTTACCTAAAGACAAAGGGTAAGAAGCGAGGCTATGTAGAGCGACAAGAGATAGAGGCCACCGGAGGTAAGATGTTCCAAATAGAGATTCTTGGCGAAGATTGAAACCAATAAGGTCTTTGGTCACCTACTACGCTCGGACAAGAAAATTATTGTAGAGCAAGGGGGTACTCGTAGTGGCAAGACCTACAACATCTTGCTATGGATCATCTTTAAGTATACCGAGCAAGAGACGGACAAAACCATAACCATCTGCCGTAAGTCCTTCCCTTCCCTCCGGGCATCGGTAATGAGGGACTTCTTTGATATATTAAGAACGCACGACCTCTACATAGAGGAACACCATAACAAGTCCAACCACGAATACTACCTCAACGGAAACCTCATTGAGTTTATCTCGCTGGATCAACCGCAGAAGATTCGCGGTAGAAAGCGCAATCTACTTTTCATCAACGAAGCCAATGAGCTATTTTTAGAGGATTGGCAGCAACTCGTATTTCGTACCGATGGGCGCATCATTATGGACTATAACCCGTCCGACTCCTTCCATTGGATATACGATAGGGTGATACCCCGAGATGACTGCGCCTTCTTCCAGACAACATACAAAGACAACCATTTCCTTGACCCAAGCATAAGAGAGGAAATTGAACGCCTCAAGCATACCGATGAGGACTATTGGCGTATCTATGGCTTGGGTGAGCGCGGTATGTCCCGCGCCACCATCTTCCAATTCCAAATAGCGGATGCCCCAAAGGGCAACCTCGTATCGATGGGGCTTGACTTTGGATTCACCAACGACCCCACCTCTCTGGTCAAGGTGTTCAAGGATGGTGATGACCTATACATCCAGGAGCTACTCTATCACACCAACCTCACCAACCAAGATATCAGCGACAAGTTCCACCAACTTGGCCTTACTCGCTATGACGAGATCTGGGCAGATAGTGCAGAACCAAAGAGCATTGAGGAACTGCATAGGATGGGATGGAATATCAAGCCCACCGCAAAGGGGGCTGACTCCGTAATGGCTGGGATAGACATCCTAAAACGTCACCGTATTCACGTTGTAAAGGACTCACTCAACGCCATTAAGGAATTCCAGAACTACAAATGGCAAGAGGATAAAAACGGCAACCTCCTCAATCGCCCTATCGATGCGTTTAACCACGCTATCGATGCAACGAGGTATGCTACCTTTAACAGGCTATCCCGACCCAACTACGGGCGGTATGCCATACGCTAACCCAAAAAAGTTATTTAAGTAGGATGAACATCATAGTACCCAACCGCCTTGATGAGCTAACGCTTGGTCAGTATCAGCACTTCCAGAAGCTGGAAGGTGATGAGGACTTCTTGGGGCGTAAGATGGTTGAGATTTTCTGCGACATCAAAATGGATGTCATCAACAAAATGAAGGTATCCTCCATCAGCAAAATCAATGAAACCCTTCTCAAAGCATTCTCCTCTCGACCAGAGTTTAAGATGCGATTCAAAATGGATGGAGTGGAGTACGGATTCATCCCTAACCTTGAGGAGATAACATTCGGAGAGCTACACGATATTGAAACCACCATCAGCGATTGGCAGAAGATGAATGAAACGATGGCGGTTCTATACCGCCCTATCGTGCAAAAGATGGGCAAGAGGTATCGCATCAAGGACTACGATGCTGACGGTTTGCAAATTGAGCTAATGCGCAAGATGCCCCTTGATGTAGTTTTCGGTGCGGTGGTTTTTTTTTGCGATTTAGGGATGGATTTGTCCAGAACTTTCCTGACATATTTGGACAAAGAGATGCGGAGCAGCTCACAAGCGAGTCGCAATTCTCTCACCGTTGGGGGTGGTTTCCCCTATTCTATTCTCTTGCTAAAGGAGATGCTACCCGATTTGATGAAGTTTCCAGGCTTAACGCCTCCTTCGCCCTCACCTACCTCACCTTCGAAAAAGACAAAATAGAAACCGAAAACAAGATTCTAAAAAATAGCATAAGACGATGAGAAATTTCTATCTGGTATTGGAGAAGATTAAAGAGGTGCTTGAG